TAATATATGTGATATATGTTCAAAACAATTTTTAACAAATAGTGGGCTATGGAAACATAAAAAGAAATGTTTATTTATCAACAACGAAGAACCAAATCACTCACAAAACACATTGTTGAGTAATGTATTAACACCGAAAATGTTCTTAGATATACTTAATCAAAGTAAAGAATTACAAAATGTCCTCGTTGAACAAACGAAAGAATTACAAGCCAAATTATTAGAACAAAGCCATCAATTATTAGAACAGAATAAACAAATTATAGAATTAGCCAAGAAACCCAGTATGGTGAATTCAAATAATCAATTTAATTTGAATTTCTTTCTGAATGAAACGTGTAAGAACGCCATGAATATTCAAGATTTCATTCAATCTATAAAATTAACCACACAAGATTTTGAAAATACAGGACGTTTAGGTTTTGTCGATGGTATTTCTCGTATTTTTATTAATGAATTGAAACGATTAGAAGTTGAACGACGACCATTACATTGTACGGATATGAAAAGGGAAACTGTTTATGTGAAAGACAATGATACATGGGAGAAAGAGAACCAAGAAAAGAAAAAACTCAAATGGGCAATTCATAGCATCGCCCAATTGAATTTAAATCAAGTTCAAGAGTGGCAACAAGAATATCCAGAATGTAGGGAGAACAATACAGTAGCAAATACACGGTTCAATGAGATGGCGATGGTTGCGTTAGGCGGTTTTGGAGATGAAGAAGTAAAGAAATTTGATGATAAAATAATGAAAAATGTAATGAGAGAAATCGTAGTTTCAAAAGATATCTAATTATTTTCGTTCGATATATATATGAATCAATTACATAAAAGATTCTTACTATTTTTAATAGGATGTATAGGAACACGGTCATTATTCGTGTATCTTGCGAAAAACGCTAATATCACATGGTTGAATTACATGGGTTATTTAGCATTATTACCAGCCATCGGTTTTATGTATATTTATCTAACCGGCTCACGACAAACCGGTCCAGAAGTATTCGGCGAAAAGATTTGGTGGAATAATTTAAGACCTCTCCACAGTTTGTTATACTTTTTGTTCGCTTATAACGCAATTATAGGTAATAGAGGTGCTTGGATATATTTATTGATTGATGTAATCATCGGATTCACCAGTTTTTTAGTATATCATTCACTATTACGCAAATAAAAAAATATGAAAACAGACGTTTCATATTTTTATAGGGGACGCACAACAATTATAAAATTCTACTTTTTACTTCTTTGGAATATACTCTACCTACAATCTCCGTTTTTTTTATATTTTTTATCTTAGTATAAATAACTACCAAATTAACCATATATGAATATCTAGAATACTGTTTTGCTAACATACAACCTTGAGTTACAATTTGATGTAATTGTTTTTTAGTTAAATCCATACCGTGTATTTTAGCAATTACATGACAAGATGAAAACCCTTGTACGTGAAACCATAAATCATCTGTGGTTTCTACTGAATTGTCTATTATTTGAAAATTTTCTTCGGCATTTTCTCCTACTTCAAAAATAACATCGCTTTTTAAACTTTCAATATATCTGGGTATTTTTTTCATGATTGGTTGATGTATATATTAAACTATATTATTTATATTTGTTTCTATAATATTTTATTTATTCAATTTCAATTTTACAGCAAATACAAGATAAAAACAATCTATCTATATAACATATGGCGGAAGAAATTATAAAAGATTTATTGAATGAAATGATAGATATAACAGAATTTGATTATTATATTCCAAAAGATTGGAAACCCATATTAAAACCAGTCAAAAATATCAGGTTCAACGATGAAAAAAATATAGAATATCCTATCATTGACCGTCAATATTTAATCGACAATGATTTGAAACGAAAAATATGGTATAACCAACAGGATATGATGCGTTTCGCGAATGAAAGTTTTATTATCATGCGATTATTGAAAAGTGGATATAATGTCGACGAAGAACTTTTATCAAATACATTATTTCCAAAACAGATGGAAAGAATAGATGAATCGGTATATCCAGATGAAGCCAGTTAAACCACAATTGAAATCTTCAAGGGTTTAAAATTCAGGTTCATGTTTTTTAAACAAACAGCCCTGTTTTATTAAATTGGGGATAGAAGCAATCATATTGGCGTCTTGATATTGAGCGGTATCTAACCAAATTTTTATAATACAGAAATTTTTTTTAGGTGAAATGGTAATGCCGTTAATATGTTTACTTAGTGTAGCATCTACAGTCAAAGTCTCGCCACATAACGCATAGAATAATTGTGTCCACACTTCATAGACCTGTTTATTCGCGACTTTGTATGAAAAACAACCACCGACCCGATTTTTAGGGTCTTCCCACATAGGCGTAATGCCCTCACGCATAACAAATAACATACAATTTTTTACGATATTTTCGTTTATTTTATCATTTAATACTAAAATTTTTTCAACAGTATCGATACTGTTCATAATAATGGTATAACTGGATAAATCCCATTTATTGACGTTTGGTAAATGATAATATAAATCCCATTTACCATTCAAAGTATGATGTGGGGTAGGAATACTCATCGCATCCGCCATCATTACGCCCGTATAATATAGGTAGATATCTTTTTATATACTTTTCTATTTTAGCATATTTTTGTGCCCTTGAATAATATATTTATGTATTATATAATGGGAAGACAATATACCAGAAAACATAAAGGTGGTGAAAGTCAACAAGAAATATTAGTTAGATTAACAGATGATGCGGTTAAAATAACAAAGGATATAGAAGCATTGCGCGATAGTTTGAAAACTCCAGAAGTTTCTAAAAAAGAAGATAAAATAGAATCTGTATTTGATGGTTTACGTGATATGTTTAATACTGAAAAATTTGATGAACAATCAGAAGCAGCAAAAAACTCCAAGAAAGAATTAGACGCTACCGAATTTAAATTATTCAACGGCGATTTGAGACAATATAAGGATGAAACTTATAAAAAAATACAAAAAGAAAAAGAAGAAAGAGAAGGACGTGTTTGGGTAGGAAACCGGGCAAAACTAATTCAAGACTTACGGAATAAAATTGGAAGATTGGTAAATGAAAAACGAGGAGACCATACATCCGAAATTGAATCATATAAAAGAGCAATTGAAGGTATAGAAAAAGCAACCACACTCGACGAAATAAAAGATGCGTTTTATCAAAATAAATCATTGATAACAATCGGCACCAAAGGACAAATCAAATTAGGAGGAAAAACCAAGAAATTACAAAAGAAATCCAAAAAAACCCAACGAAAAAGCCATAAAAATTAAAATTATATTATATAACGTTATAATATAATGGAACAAAGAGAAGAATATAAAACTTTAGTGAATGATGTAAAAAAATTGCGTGGAGATGTAGATTCGGCGGAAAAATCATTTACCAATAAAAAAGACCAATATAATGTATTAAATAAACACGTAAAAATATTGGAAGAGCATTTGGGGTTATTGAAGTTAAACACCGCAGAAATTGTTTCGGAAAACAAAGAGGAACTTAAAGATATACAAGAAGAATTAGCGGAAGTAGTAGAAAAAATAGAAGAAACAAATCCACTTCCGCCTGCGGTTGAAGAAAAATTAGAAAATAAATTAGATATTGATAATGAATTAGCAAATAAAATAAACAATACCATCAATGAACGATTACAACAAATAGAAAAAGAGAATAATAAAGTGAAGGAAGAATTATGGGAATTATTACTACAACTCGTAGAAAAAGTGAAAATTGTATTGAATACGCCCAACGCAGAATATTTCAAAGTGTTAACATATAATCGCAATCGTAATTGGAATACATTTTTTAAACAAGCTGCGTTTGGACCAAAAACCAGTGAATTTTTAGATGCGTACAAAGATGTAAATAGTAAAATAACACAAAATACTTATTATAAACAATTACAAAATTCCAATATTGATGATGAGAAAGAAGAATTTGAATTCATCAATAAATTAAAAAGCGAGATTGATGGTTTATATAAAGAATATACCGGATTTCTTGGTAAAAGATTCGGTTATGGTGGAACACGTAAAACAAAAAAAACAAAACGAAATTTGAGAAGACGAAAGAGTCGTCGCGCATAAAAAAATTATATTTATTGTTTTCACAAAATAAATATAATTTACATTTCTGTTTCTTGTTCTGTTTCTTCAACAGTTTTTTCAACTATTTCTTGTACTGTTTCTTCAATCGTTTTTTCAACTGTTTCTTCTACTGTTTCCTCATCCGTTCGATTCTCAACGATAACGGGTTCAGTATTTTCTATCACCTCTGAGAAAGGCTCAATCATATCAGCACGCACTTCCGCAGTCGTTTCCTTTTCCGTTTCATCAGGTTCCTCGGTTCCATCCTGACTACTGAGTTCCACCCAATCATCCAATTTATTTTTATTTACCACTTTATATTCCATTTTATCTAACACAATATATTCATGACTTTTCAATTCAAAATTGTTTAAATTATTATCCATGATTTTTAATACATAAGTCATATCAAAATTTTTAGAAGAATTCATATATTCCAAATGACGTTTTACAAATGTTGGAGACAAAATTTCATTACCCACCAAATAAGAATTGCGATCTAATTGTATGGTAATAGACGATTGATTTTCAGGATGAATATATTCAATATTTAAAAATTTGATTTTGGAAAATTCATTCGGTAATTCTTTAAAGCATTCATTTTCATGAGTACATATTTTATATATATATTTATTATTATTTTTCATAGTAATTAAACATTCTTCCAATATTTTTTCTTGTTTCATAACATGTTGTGTAGTATAAAACCATTGGGTAAAACTTTTCAATCGCGAATCGGTTTGAATACTAGATTCTTCTCCAAACGCAGGACATTGCTCATAATTCTCATTAAAACTATAATTCAAAGTAGATTTATCTAATTCGGTTTGAAAAATACAGGATACAGAAATCCATTCTGGTTCGAATGGTTCAATACGGTATGATAAGATACCGGCATGAACACATTTCATAAAATACATAAATTGTTCACTGGCTACATCAACCAACCCACCTTTTTTACAATGAGTAGTATACGTTTCAATTGCGAATTGTTTGACCACACCATAATAAAATGCGATTTTCAATGCTAATCCCTCATAATCGTAATTTTTAATAAATTCATACGCAATCAATCCCCACCGTTGAACATACCCAACCGCAGCAAATAGGGCGATATTCATAAAAGCTAATGTATCATAAAATACAGTTTCAAAATCCATTATCATAAAAGTATCAATAAATATACTATGAATAAATAAGTTATTTTTAACTCAATTTTATATATATATTATGTAAATATGACGCATAAAAATTATTCAAAAGGATTATTTATATTTCATCGTGATTTACGTATCGTAGATAATATAGGTCTTTTACAAGCGAGTAAAGAATGTAAAGAATTATATGTATGTTTTGTATTTACACCAGAACAAGTTGGAAAAGCAAATACCTATCGTTCGTCAAACGCTATACAATTTATGATTGAGAGTTTAGAAGATTTAGCAACCGAAATTAAAAAGAAAGGAGGAGAACTTTACACATTTTATGGAAAACAAAACAAGGTTATCGACCAATTTATCAAAAAATGTCATATTGAAGCGGTATTTTTTAACAAAGATTATACACCATATGCGGTAGAACGCGACAATTCAACTGCCGAATTTTGTAATAAACATCATATTGATTGTAAATCGTATTCGGATTATTATTTGTTTGAACCGGGAACAATAACCACTGGTAGTAAAACCGCTTTTAAAAAATATACGCCCTTTTATGAACATGTTATTCAAAAAAAAGTAGAGAACCCAAATATGAGTCCAATTTCAAATATGTCTGAAATTACCGTTTCGCTGGAAAATCGAATACCACTCAATGATGCCGCACGATTATTTACGAAAGAAAATCCGCATATATTGGTACATGGTGGGCGTAAGCACGCTATACATAGATTGAAACAATCATTGACCGAACAGAGGGATTATGAAAAGAAACGGGATTTTCTCAGTTATAATACGAGTTTTTTATCGGCGTATATAAAATTCGGGTGTGTTTCAATACGTGAAGTATATTATGCGTATAAGGAAAAATATAGTGTCGGACACGGATTAATAAGAGAACTTATATGGCGAGAATTTTTTGCGCATGTACTCTATGCTTTTCCAGAAGTTGTTGGTAAATCATATCAACCTAAATTTCAAAAAATAAAATGGCGAAATTCAAGTGTGGATTTTCAACGATGGTGTGATGGTGCGACTGGATTTCCAGCTGTAGATGCGGGTATGCGACAATTAAATGCGACGGGATATATGCACAACCGATTGCGTATGTTGACTGCGAGTTTTTTAATCAAAGTATTGTTAATTGATTGGCGTGAAGGAGAAAAATATTTCGCGAAGAATTTAACGGATTATGATATTGCTTCCAATAATGGAAATTGGCAAGGAATTAGTGGAACGGGAGTAGATATGAAACCATATTTCAGAGATATGAACCCGTGGATACAATCCGCGAAATTTGATAAAGATGCGGAATTCATTAAAAAATGGGTGCCTGAATTAGCCGAAGTAAATGCGAAAGATATACATAAATGGTATGTTGCTCACGCCGACCCGAAATATAAATCCATTAAATATTCCAAACCAATGGTGGATTACACAGAACAAAAAGAAAAAATGATGGATATGTATCACGATGCGTTGAACTAAAAACAAATAGTAAATGAAAAGGATATAGAAAATATTTTGTCTATAGAATATATACTATGCAAATATTTATCAAGACACTAACAGGCAAAACCATTACTTTAGAAGTAGAACCAAGCGATTCGATTGATAATGTAAAGACCAAGATTCAAGATAAAGAGGGTATTCCTCCAGACCAACAACGGCTAATTTTCAGTGGAAAACAGCTCGAAGATGGTCGCACATTAGCTGACTACAACGTGCAATCCCAAAGCACACTTCATTTGGTTCTCCGGCTTCGTGGAGGATAAAATTGAAAAAACCCCACATACAAATATAATTATAAAACCCATTTATAATTATACGAACATCATGATACATCGTTTGCTTTGTTTCCTGATATTTACATCAAATTTGAAACCAAATTATAAAGAATTACAAAGTCCATATATAACGCCTACGGATAATATACTAACGAAGGTTCATACGATGTATTTTAATGAATACTTTCATAGTATTATCGAAGAAGAACACGAAAAAATAATCATGGTTTCCGCCGTAGCATATGATGCGTGTAATAAATATGCGGGAAAACAAAATAATCAAACCAGTGAATTTTTCAAACATACCATGGATAACGTAGAAACGTATATATCAAAAATGATATCATCAAAACACGATACTACAAATATAACCACAACATACGAACCACCCTTATATAATATTGTCGAATTTTACAAAGGTTCATCCATTCCCAACGAACTAACCGTATTTAAATCATACAATTTTGATAAATGTATGGTACATAATTATAATTATGATAAATGTAATATAGTTATCTGAACTTTACGCAATGGATACCACCTCCGAAGAAAATATCTAGAAATGTTCTAAGGAATTATTCGTAAATAAACATTTTTGTAAAAATATATGTTGTAAATATATAATGAAAAACATATCTAAATTATTATATAATTTTATTGAAGAAAATACAAAGTTATTTGATTTAAAGCAATATAACGTAGACCATTCTATGAATATTGAATTATTAAACAGGTATATTAGTAAACAAAGTTGTTCTAAAAAATACTTTGATTTAATAAAATATATTTACACAAATGCCAGTTATATTGACTGTGATACCTTTATTGATATATATACTTCGAATATTATTGAATTAGATAGCATGGATAGAGAAATTATTGTTGTATTTCCATATTTGCAATTTAAAAAAAGTAATTTTTTTCTGACATTATATTTTTTATATTTATACAATGCCACTGTATCAAAAAAGATAAATTATGTGTTTTCATATGATTCTACACAACCGAGTGATGCAATTGATATTTCTAAATTAGAAATCAAATTAAATAAACCTCCAATAATTGTTATATGTGATGATTTTTTATATACAGGAAGTCAGTTATCAGTTTCTATCGCGAATTTACCAATTATTTGTACAGAGACATTGGATATATATGCTTGTATTGTCGGGATGACCCAAAAATCACAGCAAGCCCTTTCTAATGAAAACATAACAAAAATTCAACTAGAAAACATAAAAAAAGCAGAAACAAATGGAAATATTCAATGTTATTATAATGTTCAATTACCTAAAAAAAAAATATTTATAAAAAAAACGTTAAAGACTGTTATTCGAGACAAAATGATGGAAGATGGGGTATATAACGAGACAATTGAAGAAAATAGTCAAATTCATAATTATATCAATTTGAATGATATGTATATTCTTACCGTTATTAATAATAAGTTAATTGCTGCAAGCGAATTTACTAAATTATATTACAAGCTTGATACCACAATGATTTATTTATTTTTTAAATATCCTGATTTCATATCTACCGTTTTAAATATGTGTGTATTGAATAATTATTCAAATAAATATACGATAATATTAGATAAACTGTTTTTGGATGATATTTTCAAAAAGAAAGGTAAAATAAAAAACATCGAGATTACTCAGGATTTATTATTTGATAAATCACAGAATCTAGAAGAAATAAAACAAAATATACAAGATTCTACAGATATTGATATGATTAAATTTGATTGGGTCCAAAAATGTAGCGATTTTAATATGAATCACGCTAGAAGTGTAAATATAGATACAATAAACTATATTGAACTTATACACGATTTAAAACCAACGTTTGATAGTATTGAAACTAGTTTGTGCAATGGTAGTATTGATACTTTTTATAAGCAACCTGAATTTAACGAAAAATTTACTGAGTTGAGTAATTTAATTAAAAACATTATTACCGGTGGTGATTTTACAATAAAACGTCTTTATAAAAAACCAAAAAAATATAATAAATCAAAGAAAACTAATAAATTAAAAAAATATAATAAATCAAAGAAAGGTGTAAAAATATTACCATAATGTATATAATGTATTTTTTATTTGTATGTTTGATACTTTTTTTACAAAGTATACGTGCGTATAACTTAGATGAGGCGACCATCTCAGTATTTTTAAGCGGTGCCGCTTATTGCGGGAAAGAAAATTACAGTAATATGACTTTACAATCCCCCGCGAATGAATTGGAAGTAAAACGGATTATATATGATGTGAAATCAGATTTACAAGGTTATATAGGTGTAATTCCGAGTCGCAAAAATATATATGTGGTGTTTCGCGGTTCATCTTCGGGATTGAATTGGGTAAAAGATTTGGAAATCAAAAAAATCCCCTATGATACATTTTCAGATTGTAATTGTAATATTCATAAGGGGTTTTATGAATCCACTTTAGCCGTAAAAGATGAAGTTATCAAGGAAGTGAAATTATTATTATCAACACGACAATATAATTCAGTGATTGTGTCGGGTCATTCATATGGTGCAGCTGTATCGCAAATCATGGCGATGGAATTAATTAAAGAAGACGTTCAAGGGGTTCAAGTATATAATTTCGGTCAACCACGCATAGGGGATACAACATATGCGAATTATGTGAATAAAAAAATGTCGAATTATTGGAGGTTTACACACAACAAAGATATCGTTCCACACGTTCCCACCATCAAATGTATAGATTATTATCATTCTTGCGGTGAGATTTTTGAAAATGAATCGGGACAATTACACACATGTAGTATGACCGATTGTGAAGATAAAACATGCGCGGACCAGTATGATTTGAAAGAGACCAATGGCGATGACCACAAAGTATATTTACAACATCCGCTTACATGTGAAAGTAGCACTATGTAAAATAGCTGGGGTTATAATGAAATAGAATAGGTTGATATAATGCGGTTAATGCGTGTTTATGATGAATTCCTTCGCGAGATTTCATATATGTTCTTACTTCTTCTTTTGCCGACTCAAAAAACATATTACATTCTTTTTTATTCCACCATAAATCGTCGCGTATATCTTGATTCATTTCGCGAAACGACGGTATAAGAACAGTGTATATAGTTTCGTCAAATTTTATATTTTTGGACTTTTTTTGTATTTTTTTATTCATATGGTTATACTAAATATATATTTATTCTCTTGTGAACAATAAATATAATGATATTATATATAGCTATGTTAGAGTGATGACCCAACTATTATTTTTGGTAGCGATTTTCATACTATTTAGCAAAGCATATAGTGAAGAATTCTATAAAAATATTACATCTACATCATGTATATGTAGCACAGTCCCTTGTCCAACCAGTGGTTATAATTATTTAACTACAGGCGGTGGCGCGGTTGGTAAATATTATTATTCATATCACAATGGTTATCCAGTCATTACATCCGCATCAATTACGATTACATCATCTAATTTAGATACCGGAACTGATACTACATCATGCACACAAGATTATTCTAGAATGTTAGACGATGATGGTGTACAAAATTGCGATGCCGGTCATATTCTTGCGAATAGATTAGGCGGACCAGGTAATCAGCCTATAAATATTTTCCCTCAAGACGCATCAATCAATCGAGGCGTGTGGGCACAATTCGAAGGAAATATTTATGATTGTATAAAAGGAGGAGCATCATCCTCTTCATTATCATGGACATTTTATTATGAAACAACCGAACATACTAAGCCCTATAAAGCAACTTATTCAGCGACATATATAGGTGGGTCATGTGTAAAAGTATCCGAAACATTTACCAATTGATACTATGAAAGCTTTATAACAAAATATATGATATATATTGTTATATATAAATTTTATGGAATTAGATATCTAATGAAACAGTGTTCTTATCGGAACGTTGTTTTCTACGACTACGCTTAGGCATGTTATTATTTTGCATATCTTTTAATGAACTAATAGAAATCATCGAATCATCGTCATTATTCACAGATTGTTCATGAATATTTACACTGCGTGTTTTTAATCCAGACAAAATATTATCTATATCGCTGTTTTGTGGGCCACGCATTTCAGGTCTAGCAGGTGGTCTCATTGTGCGTTCTTGTTGAGACATATCTTGGTATTGACTATTCACATCAACACCTGATTCTCTAAACATCGCACCACGAGCCGCATTTATATCTTGTCTGTTTCCAGGTGCTTCCGTATATACCATTCCTGGTCTAGTAGGTGGAGCTTGATTTTTGGTTTCTACTGCGGCCGGAGGAGGAGGTCCACGAGGTTTATTCGATTGCTCTTGCATTAAATTACTGGCGAAGGCAAATCCAGGGGATTGTTGAGACATACTATTTACAGTTGCGTTGGTAAATGCCTTCATTAAATCAGGGTTTTGTCGGATTACATCATTGAAACCAGGAGTAGCGGTAGATAATGCTTTATTCGTGAAATTCACAACCGCCGCACTAAATCCTAATCGCAATAATAAAGATAATTCAGGAGCCATTTTTCCACCTTTATATTTATCATGTAATTCGGAAAAAATTTCTTCATAACTATCAATATCTTCGCTAACTTGTTCTCCCCAACCATCTAAATTAATATCAAAAGGATTGAAAGCGGCGTTTGCGTATTCTACTGAATTTACAAAAGTCATAAACCACCATCCTTGTAATTTGATACTATCCTTTTTGCGTTTATCTTCTAATGCGGTTTCGTATTCATCTTCAACTTCTTCATAACTAGAATCTAAATTGAAATGTGAATTGTGTTTGATAAAACCTTTTTCATGCCATTCTTCTAATTTTTTAATCATCATACGTTTTTTTCTTCTACGGTCTCTTTCGCTTAGATTCATACCTCCGGTGCCTTTATCACCGCCAATAGGAATTTCGCTCATTTTAACAAAACCATCCCACGTCTTGGTATTACCCACACCTTCTACGGTAGATTGACCTAATTTTGAATCACTGAATTCGTTTTCTAAATTAATACTTTTAGCACTAGCGGTAGGTTCAGCACTTGTGCTAAACCCACTAAATAAATTGGAGGCAAACCCACCAACTGAACGGATATCATTATTCGAACTATTATTGGTAGCAGAATTACCTAATTCATTTAATTCATTTTCTAAATTATCTAAATCACCGAGTTCGATATTAATATTGTTGTTGGATGATTTTTTTTTATCATTCATTAATAATTCTATACCAGGACCGAAATTGACGGATGAACTAGGTTTTGAGGAATTATCAAAATCAATCGAAATAGGTTCTAAATCATTAAATCCAATATCAATGACTTCCATTTTATCTTATGATAAATATACAATTTTTATTTTTAAGTTCTCCGCAATGAATAATATATTCCGGGGAACCTACGGTTCCCCCGGACGCCCCCTCCCTTTTGTTTTGTGGAATATGTAATTTTTGCTAAATGGTGGGTGGTTGAATAAATAATGGTTGGTTGAGGAGAGTTATTGTAAATATTTATGGATATACCACATTCCTTGTAAAAAACAATCCGCTAAATCATCCTTTTTCTTTGTTTCTAAAACATGTTTCCATTTTTTAAATTCTATATTTTGGTCTAATAAAAGAGAACATTTCTCAACACCGTCTTTTTTGTGTTGTTTGTAATTTACATTCTGAATTACAGGTTTTTTGCTAGGTTCTCTAAATGTATTTTCTAAATTGGTTTCTCTTTGTTTGTTATCTATTTCAATATTCATTGTTTCATTATTTTTATCTTCCCCCAAAGGCAGGGAGGGGGCGTCCGGGGGAACCGTAGGTTCCCTGGAGGATACTTTCAATTTATTCGCCGATGATACAAACTCTATATGAATATCTGTATTATTCATAATAAAATATTGGGCCAACATTCCCTGTATTGTTTTCATGCGGTTTGCTATAGGAGAAATCTGGTTCTCAATAACAACATGTGTAATATCACGTATTCCTGCTATTTCATTCATCAAAATTTTCATATTTTTTCCGATAACAATCAAATCAGTATCATTCGCCGACTTTTTCTTTTTCATTTGTATTGGTAAAAAACATTTTGTATCATAATATTCAATAATTTTATTTAATAAAACGGGTTTTGTAAAGTTCTCTCCTGGACTTATTAAATGAAGTTGAAGGCAAGTAGTCATTAAATCATTTACTTTCATTTTTTTAAAATAGGCCGGAGCGTTTTGTTTGGAAGGTATAATATATTCATCGCTGGTTTTCGCATGTTTATCACAATAAAAGTGAGAACCTTTCATATATTTCGCTGTTTTTCCACAAATTTTAGCAGGTGTTTTTTTATTTTTGGCTTTTAGATAACAAGCGCAATAGGATTTGGGTGCTTCTTCTTCCATTAAATTTAGAATATTCCAATCTACAATGGAAGGAGGAGAACCAGGATTTAGTTGAAAAATACAATAAGCCATATTTTTGATCCCGATATCGAAACTGATTAAATTCATACAAGTTATATAGTTTAATCAAGAAATATTATATTTATATATGTTAGATGAATAAACACATAAACAAATATACGATTTTTATTTGTTTTGTTTTGATACTATTTTTGATATTTCCACAAAGTATTATACATAATTCTACTGGAATGATCGCAACAGTAATTCAAGTTATTATATTAATCTCGTTTGCCGCTTATAATAAATATTATGCTTTGGTGATTTGTTTGTTGATTGTTTTCATACGAAGTTGTTCAGCTATCATAGAGGGTGCTGTGATGATAAAGTCAACGAATATAAATGACTACATTACAACTTATTTACAAAATGCTACTAATTATACTGAAACGATAAAAACAAATTTGCAAAATGTTGTAAAATCAGCAATTCCAAAAGGTGATACCGGTGCTACTGGACCAACTGGTTCAACCGGACCAACTGGTTCAACTGGACCAACTGGTTCAACTGGACCAACTGGTTCAACCGGACCAACTGGTTCAACCGGACCAACTGGTTCAACTGGAAACGCCGGAATTTCAAATCTTCCAGGACCTACCGGACCTACGGGAGCTATTGGGCGAACGGGTTCTCAAGGTATTCAAGGCATTCCAGGCATTCCAGGCATTCCAGGACCAACGGGTCCTACTGGTTTAACTGGAAAGACAGGAATAGCAGGTGTTTCGAATATTCCAGGACCTACCGGATCTACCGGACCTACGGGTCCTCAAGGTATTCAAGGCATTCCAGGAACTGCGGTAGCTAAAGGTGATAAAGGAGATACAGGTCCGACAGGACCTCAAGGTATTCAAGGACCTACTGGTCAAACCGGCCCAACAGGACCTGTAGGAGCACTAGGTCCTAGAGGAATAAGTCCTCAATATACAGAATTTACGCCTTTTTAGAGCAACAAAACTTAGAAAACATGGATTTAGTTAAAATATATAATAAATCATAATTTAACAAATATTATATGAATATATATTAGATGAACAAACATATCAACAAATATACAATTTTTATTTGTTTTGTTTTGATACTATTTTTGATATTTCCACAAAGTATTATACAGAGTTCTACTGGAGTAATCCCAACGATAATTGAAATTGTTGTATTTAATTGTATTTGCTGCTCGTAATAAATATTATGCTTTGGCGATTTGTACATTAATTATTTTTATACGAAGTAATTATTCAGTAATTGAAGGAAGTTTTCAATTATTGAGTGATAATTTTGATAAATATTTTATTAACAATTATTTGAAAAGTAATTTAAATGACGTTAAGAGAGCACTTGGCATAGATAAATCACAAGTTGGTCCGAAAGGAGATAAAGGAGACAAAGGTGACAAAGGTGAAACAGGAGCCGCAGGTGTTTCAAATATTCCAGGACCTACTGGGCCAACAGGACCAGGTGGAGCGGCCGGACCAACTGGACCAAATGGAGTATCAAATATTCCAGGTCCAACAGGACCAACTGGAGTGGCCGGACCTATTGGACCAACTGGAGTATCAAATATTCCAGGACCTACTGGTTCAACGGGTCCAACTGGATCGGCTGGACCGGCAGGAATATCAAATCTTCCCGGGCCAACTGGTGCTACCGGACCAATTGGACCGGTTGGCCCACCTGGCTCAACCGGTCCAGCAGGTGCTCTAGGCAATCAAGGTGTTCCAGGTCCTACGGGTCCCACTGGTGTTTCGAATGTTCCCGGCCCACAAGGCAACCAAGGTGTTCCAGGTCCAACCGGTCCAACCGGAGTTTCTAACGTTCCCGGCCCTGCTGGTTCAACTGGTCCGACCGGTCCTCAAGGAAATCAAGGAATTCAAGGCATCCCTGGACCAATGGGTAATCAAGGTGTTCCTGGTCCAACCGGTGCTCAAGGAAATCAAGGTGTTCAAGGTGTTCCTGGACCAACAGGTCCACAAGGTGGTCAAGGCCCAATCGGAACAACAGGACCTGTAGGAGCACCCGGACCTAAAGGAACAAGCCCTCAATATTCAGAATTTTCAGCTCATTAAAATATTTATTTTCAGCCAATAAATATTTTATACCCGTATTATAATGAAAGGTTTGATCAACAAATTTAGTATTTTATTTTTCATAATCATTGTATTGTATGTATTATTTCCAACTATATTCTCCAACAACGCGAATACTATATTCCGACGTATGATAGAAATCATATTGATAATTACCTATACGAAATTCAATATATATTATGGTTTAGCTATGTGTCTATTTATTATTTTTATAAAATTCCGCCATTCCTATAGTGAATCATTTGGCGAATATAATGATTTTATTAAAGATGAAATTGCTAGACAATTAAAAGATAAAGTTGGTCCAACGGGCGAAAAAGGTCCAACCGGACCCACTGGACCAACCGGGCCGACAGGTGAAAAAGGAGATGATGGGCCAGAAGGTAAAGAAGGACCTCCAGGTAGTGTAGGTCCACGAGGACCATCAGGATTAGATTTAACCGATAGACCGCGTTAAAACAATGATAATTATAATATATTATAATTAGAATTATCAAGGAGTGATACAATATTACATTTTACGTAAAAGGTCTTCTTGTGTAATAACTGGCGAAATTTTACGTGCGTTCAATTGTTCTCTAGACAAATATAACATTTTTAAATCACTGGAAGCATGACCGATTGGTTTATTATTATCCATGATTGAATTAAATAAGTAAGGGGTGGTTGCGGATTGAAGAGAATCCATGGCGTTGATAGGAGCATCGGTATGGCGTTTGAAATATCCAGCATCATTTGATGCTTCGCGGAAATTCCATTCCATTATCGATTTAGAATTTTCAGTTAGATATTTTCTATATTGCCAATTGGTTTGAATACCATTTCTATGAAGAAGTTCATTATTAATCATGGCTTCAGGTTGATGAGAAGATACAATCGAACGACCATCGCTCATAAGTGGAGGAAATTCAGGGTATTTATTATTTGTATTATATCCTAAAGAAGATTTTGGTATAGTTTCTTTAATTATTGGATAAGCAATATCAACATTGGAAAAAGATAACATTCTATTATATATAATATATAATAAAATATATTACATATAATTTACTTTGAAATGTTCATCGGTTTATATTTCACTTTCTAACAATTTCAATAAATCATTCTTCTTCATTTTGCTGGTATCACTCGATAAACCTTTGGTAATAACCAGTGTTTTTAATGCCTGTAAACTCATTTTGCGATATACTTCTTTATTATTTTCAGCAGTGGTAGATAATGTTTCAGTAGGTTCGGTTGTTCCTAAATTTTCGGATGACTCTATTTTTTCAACGACAATTGTTTCAGTATTTACAAAATCTTCAATATGGTTCTCTTCTTCTAAATTATCAGTTTCCTCTTCTATATCAGAACCATTTTCCATAGAATCATCGATATTACTTAATTCGATATTGATTACTTTGATTTCGTTTGAAGATTCTTCACCTGGTTCGTGTATATCTATGTTTTCAACAATGACTTCTTTTGTTTCAATGTCCTCAACGTCAGAATCAGAATCACTATCGTCTTCTGATTCCGCATCGCTATCTGTTTCACTTTGGCCACTTGTATAACTCGTATCATCATCGTCGTCATCCGAATCAGAAATGACAATTTTTTTTTCAACATTTATTTTTGGAGGAACACATTGAACCGATGTATTAATATATTCATTTTCCCGGGATAGAGAACTTTGAATAAATGCGCCTTTTAATGCCGTTAATTCTTTCACAATATTATTGATAATTTCAAACATAGTATCGTTTTTATGCTCTAAACTGATAATCTGTTGTTTGAAATGAAAAACCAACAACAAAATTAATATAAAAGTAATTCCTAAACTTATAAAAAAGAACGTATCGATATAATTAAATAATCCCATTTACAAAGTATCGATAAAATAAAAAAAATAATTGAACGAACGTAAAATATTACTCAGAAAAATATAATATCAGATATTATATAATATGGATAATACACCAAGATTTTCTAGTCCAGTTGGTCCATCTCCTGAAAGTATGTTTAGTAATAAAAATTATATTATTATTGTCTTACTAATTTTGTTAATTTTATCCTTTTTAGGAATAAATATGTTAACCATAATTGGAAATTTAATTCAAACCTTAGTAAATATATTTGGCCCATTAATTACCCAAGTCTTATCTGTATTTGGTTATACAGCTGGAACATTGATTGATAAATCCGCTGATATCGTAACCGATACAGCTAAAACAGGGATAGATATTGCCGGAGGAACAGTATCATCCATAGGTGATTTATTAAAAGACGCAAGTCGTCCGCATGTCGATGAGCGAGCGAAACAACAATTAGACCAATCGATCAATGTATCAAGTCAAACACCAAAACAACCAGCACCCGATACTGCTACCAATCCTATTCAGAAGCCAATCGCATCAGGTAAAACCGGTTGGTGTTTAGTAGGTGAATATGAAGGTCGTCGTGGTTGTATTGAAGTAGGTGAAGCTGATAAATGTTTATCAGGTCAAGTATTCCCTAATCAAAAAATGTGTTTGAACCCTACGTTAACACCAAATGTATAAAACCATAAACCAATAAAACTATATAAATAATTCATTATATACAACCATAATGAATTATTTATCATACCGCATAGGATTACATACCTTAGACAGTATAGAATGGATGAAAAATATATTGTTAGAGTCGAATTTCATGAAACAACCAGTTACGTTAGAAACACAAATGATATACGGTGAAATCATTGATACATTCAAGTTGATAACCAATCGATATTTCCAAATCAAAGATGAAATATATTATACCAATGTGGAATTGTTATTCAATCCGGAAAAATTATTGGATAGACCCATTTTGAAAAGATGGAAGCAAAATTTTTGGTTTACTCAATATAATGAAGCCATTGAATTATTAAAAGTATTTGAATATATGATAAATGTAATTATCAATCATACCGCGGATGAAAAATTTGCACAACAAAAATCAGTATAACGAAAATCCAGTATTTTGTTGGATAGACGGATTTGTATTTATTTTACAATTTGTTTCAGTCTTACTAATGGATGTAGTATTACATACAACACCACTTTGAATATTTGTAAAATAACTCGTGTATATAGCATTATTGGGAGCACTATAATTCATATTACATTGTAATTTCACGGTATATACATATCCAGGTTGTGTGAATAAATAAATATTTGATATGTTCAACATACCAATATATAGTTGTCCTGAATACCTTGTATAACTAGGACTATTTCCAGCGGTTTTATTCAATGAAATATCATATGATGCGGTATTTGATATAGGAATATTTATACTAGGAATATGCGGCAATAACACTTTGGAATCATTATAATAAATATTTAAAGATATATTCGAGAGAGTTAATGAAATATTTTGGAAAGAAATCTCGTATGCGCTTAAAGAATTACTAACATCGCTTTGAAAATATAAGGAGAGTGGAGTATTGAAATTAAAAATGCGTGCGTATTCATCATTATTATTCACAATATATAAAGAAAATAAATTCGTTTCCACACCATCTTTACAGAATATATTATTTATAGTTGAATATTTAATATCTCTAGCATCTTCTTCATTTTGTATACCATAACTATTCGTGCGAGTAGCATAGTTATATAGAGGTATTGTATTATCTTTGATTAAATGAATAACTGGTCCAGGTACATCACTCGCTGATGTAGGTATAGGAATAGCGTCAATATCACAGGCCGGAATACTCCGTTTGATTACCGTATTCATAATGTTTCCGTTAACATCTGTTGACGTAATATATGTATCCGGATATTTGATAACTTGCTCGGTAATTACTGGTATTTTACTATATTTTGTATCATCCGAAGACATTACATATTCTACATTTTTGACAACAATATCATTATACGGATTTGTTTGAACAGTACCGTTTATCAATTGAGCCCATTTTTCGGCTTTTGTAAAATTATTCGTTTTCGTATTTGATTTCGCTGCGCTATATTGTAATATTTCCGCTTTTCTTCGCATATCGAATTGCATTTTGCTGATATTCGGATATTGAACATACGGAGAAACAGGATTATATCGGTTTACAGGATGATTGAATAACATTTGTAATTTACGTTGTTGAACAATCGTGCAATAAGAAATATCAACCGTAGACATGAATAAATAATATACATATACTACGTATATTATTTGTGAAATTACATTTTGGAAGAATACCACATATTCGATAAATAGGAGTATCCGCCCTTAGATGTTTGACTTGCGTATAATGTAGAAGTTCTTGTATTTGGTCCACCCATCATAATGGTATTAATTTCGAAAATATTCAAAGCGCGACTAAAATATCTTAAATCCGCTAATTTTCCAGGAAATCCACCATTTTGATTTACATAAACATCATTGTAATTTTGTTTAGGAACATTTTTCAATACAACACGTTTCGTCACTGTACCGTTAATGTATACATCTAGATAAATATTTTGTAAACGAATCATTACATTCACCCATTTTTTGATAGGGATATTATCGATCTTTATCGTTTCATTGACATTCTCAGGTGAAACAGTGTTCATGATAACTAATAATTCGTTCTTTTTAGGAGTTAAATACAATCCAGGTGCGTTATTCACAGTAGACATATTCTTGTCATCAAATATTCCATCACCTTTGGTAAAAATATGTCTATATTTATCATCTGTGCCTAAATCATTCAAATATATCCATGTTGACCATGTAAATTCCGCACCACTACTCTGATTGTTCGATTTCAAAATAGGAACAGCCGAACTATTATTGGGGTCTTGTGAAATTCTTAGTGGAAAATTACCATCAATCATACCCTTTACTACATAAGGGTCATTTGAGGGCAAAGTGAAATAACTAACTAGCGAAATGCCTAAACTTAATAAAAACATGAATATAATAACAATTAAAATTAAAAAAGCGAATTTTGCGATCATGGAATTCGAATAAGTATATTGAGAAGTCGCACCAGGTTCTTGTGAAAAGGAGTTTAAACCACTCGATATATTATTTTTCATATTCAAAAAGAAATTACCAACACCTTGTAAAGTATTATTTGCGGTATTTGATATATTATTTGAAACATTATTCATACTATTTTGGTCCATTTCTAAAATAATTATATATTATATAATAAGAACATATAACTATTTGTTATGTTGGTTTAAAATAATTTAACATTTGAATATTGAATATTGTCTTTCAAAACAGCTAAATTTGCGCTAAAATTGCCGAAATTGAATAGGCCGGTGCTTCCATTTCCTGTTAAATAATTATCCCAAGCGGTTTGTGGGTCTACGGGTGTTGTAAAACGAGTGAATTTTGCTAAAACCGCATCCCATACAGTTCCATTACCAATTTTAATAGGTGCCTCTGTAGCAGAACCTGGATGTTTTGCGTCGCTTGTTAATTTACTTGATTTCACTAATTTACCATTGATATAACAATCCACGATTGTTCCATTTCCGGTTCCACCGTCTACACTAACAATAACGTACACCCATTTTTGTAAAGGGAAGTTTTCAGTAATTACGACTGTTTGATTTGTAGTACCTGTGCTGTTTAAAGAAATATCGCATTTTAATACAGGTCTACTTTGGTCTAAATAAAGGGAAATATTATTACTTCGGCTAAATATAACCTTTGATTTATTTTGGTCCCATGAATTGATATATAACCATGCGCCATATCCATAACTAACATTTTGAGCCTTGTCGATAAGTGTAATATCAGGATTCGCCGAATTTAAATTCACTGATTTTAATATCGTTTTACTAGCACTAATATAATTTACATATAAATAATAGACTAAAAACACGATGATTATTCCTAAAATTATTATAGTATAATTCATTATAATATATTATAATAATTTTTTTCGCAAGTAATTTTATTCATTCAAAGGCGGATTACTAAACATCAATAAATTATACATATTCACAATTTCTGTTTTCAATAATGCTTTATCATAATACATAATATTACAAATCGCGCCATCTAATCCGTTATTCGCACCCAAGACGACTGTTCCAGTCGTTATATATTGTGGGGGTGAGGTTAAATTGAATGTTCTCTCTAAATTGCCGTCAATAAATATATCCACCGTGGTAGAACTATAATTGATGACTACATTTGTCCATCGTTGACCTTTATTTTTGATTAGATGCTTGTCTTCTCCAAAATAGATGCCCAATTTATCTTTTTCATTATCATTGCTCATGTTATTTATGTAAACCAATTGTGGTTTTTTATCATCCATATTGAATATGTTAGTCTCTTTGGAATAAGCATTATAACTATTTGATTGAGGATCTATATATATCCACATAGATACCGCGAAATTTTGTCTATAATTGGTAAGGTCATCCGTTTTTGCTTTGGGTAATTTCATGATTTCATTGCTGGTTAAGACATATTCTTTATTTAAAAAACGACTGTCTGGTAATACCGATATACCATTTTGTTTCAACATTTTTGATACTAATTTGGGAAGATAAATATAAGTTAACACGAGCAATATTTCTATAATAAATAAAATATAAATGAGATTTGCGGTTGATTTGATTTCACCTTTTATATATTGAACGAAATCAATGAACAAACAAGGAATATAAAATATGAAATGAATGAATAATCCTAACCATCCTTTCGCTTGTTTTAAATACATAGAGAACATCAAAAACACGATAGCTAAACCAATAATTATCATCAGTGCGAATAAAAACAGCGCAACATAACCAGCCATCAGTAAATCACGATATGTTAATTTTGTGCTAATATATGTAATGGCTAATACGAATATAGTGAATACAACACAAATCATCATTATGGTTTTTTCATTCCCCGGGCCTCCTTGTTGTAGTTTCGACGCATAAGGGGATACAAAATAATATAAAAAACACATTGGAATGATTATCAAAAATGTAAATAAAAAGGTTTCTGTAGAGAATTTGATTCTATGGTGCGAGTAATAAAAAAACAATACAGTAAATACGATGAATAGAACAAATGCGAATATATAAATAAAAAAATGAGATCTCTCACCTGAATCATTTGTTAAAAAATATATAAAATCCGATTCTTTAATCGTTTGGACCATAGAATTTATATTTTCACCTATTTTTTCGCCTATAGATTTTAAAATATCCAATACCGACATAATATCTTATATATACAAGATATTATTTTACAATTATAAATTTTCAATTGTTGTTTTTTTCCCATGACATTCTCTACACAAAGCGACTAAATTATTTACCTCATTCGATCCGCCATATTCTAATCTAACTTTGTGATCTACTTCAAACCAAGCGGTCAATTGACTTCCACAATCCCCACATTTCCAATTTTGTCCAGAGGCGACGAATTTTTTCTTGGTTTCACTAACTGAACGTTTCGTTCCTTTTTTTCCAGAAGTCATCATTCTCGCTTCAGCCGCTTGTTGTTTCATAGGCACAATTGGATAATTATATCCTCCACCGTGCTGATGATTACTTCCCCAATATTGGTCATTCAAAATATTTTGTTTCGTGGTAAAATCTAATATGGGTGATAAAATACTCGAGGTATCTTTATCTACTGGCAAATATTTAATATATTCGTTCGAGGCAGATAGCATAGTGCGAGCTTGTAGCGGATTTTTTTTAATTAACCAATAAATCATTAACGCACCAATTGCAACTCCAGCCATTTGATAATATTTTTTCCACGACAAAGCGATTTTTAGATATTTTCCATCGCTATGTATATTCGCTATGATAAATCCGGTTATGATAAATAATATGATTTCAAATCTCATTTTGTAGTATATTTATATTATCCGTAGATAATTTTGTTGGCTGATATCATTCATAATAGACATATATCAAAAATACGCACAATAAAATGAGAGCAATATGAATATAATGTTTACGCATATTTATGATATTACTTAAATACACTGGTTTGGGTTCATATTCCGCTTCATATTTATCTAAACCCGTTTGTAAAGAATATTCTTCTTTGCCTAATGAAAAATTGTATTTATTGTGTATAAAATGAACCCATCGAACAAATGAATCGCGGTTGTCTAAATAGGGTGAGACAGGATATTTATCCAACATATGACTAAATTTATTTCCCATTTCTTCATTTGGAATAAATAACGGCATATTTTGTATTAAATCATAATATTTACGCTGAGTCGTTTTGGTAGGATGTTCAGGATAAGACCTAGCAACGGTATGTAAAAAGAACCAATAATGCGGTCCCCAAACGGATGGGTCAAATAGCATTCTTATATAATTATATAAAGAATTGGGAATATAATATTATAATACAACCGTATAATTGAAGAATAGAATGAATGATAATTATTGTAATAATTGTGGAAAACAAGGGCATTTATATCACCAATGTAAGATGCCGATTACGAGTATTGGAATCATCGTATTTCGATACAATAAAAATGCGACGGATGCTGCTGAAAAAATAGAATATTTGATGATTTGTCGCAAAGATACTTTAGGCTTTATTGATTTTATGAGAGGTAAATATTCCATCTATAATAAAGAATATATTGCGAATATGTTTAAACAAATGACTACAGTTGAAAAACAACGAATCATAAATTTAGAATTTGATGAATTATGGAAAGATATTTGGAAAAATGAGATGATATCGAACCAATACAAAGTAGAAGAAATATTATCTAGAGAAAAATACAATACTTTGAAAAAAGGGATAACCAATAAAGATGAATTCTATTCATTACAAACCATTATTGATGAAACAAATCTTATTGAAATTTGGGAAGAACCAGAGTGGGGATTTCCAAAAGGACGTAGAAATTATTTGGAAAAAGATTATGAATGTGCGATACGCGAATTTGGTGAAGAAACCGGTTTAGATATTACGAAATTGAAAAATATACATAATATATTGCCTTTTGAGGAAATATTTACCGGTTCGAATTATAAATCGTATAAACATAAATATTTTGTATCATTTATACCGTATGAGGATAGTATAAAAATAGAAAATTTCGAAACATCGGAAGTTAGTAAAATGGAATGGCATAATTATTCTGAATGTCTAGAATTGATAAGACCATATAATTTAGAAAAAAAAAGGTTGATTACAAATGTAAATAACGCTTTAACAAAATATAGACTCTTTTTTCTATAATGATTTTGTTATTTATGGCGCAATAAATATATACATATATTTTAAATAAGTATATATTCGTATGGAACAACAATTAGAACCGAAGAAATATTGCCCTGACGGAACTCGCCGTAATAAGAAAACGGGTAATTGTGAACCTAAAAAAGAAAAACGTGCTACAAAAAAAAAGAAGGAGGTGGTTGCTGAAACAACTCCGCAATTTTTAGCAGAGACAACCGAATCAGTGAAAAATACATTGAATGACTTAGTAGAGGTTGTTTCAACGGAAGACGTAGAACCAAAAAAGAATAAATATTGTCCGCCTGGAACACGTCGTAATAAGAAAACGGGTAAGTGTGAACCTAAAAAAGAAAAACGTGCTACGAAAAAAAATATTGCGACTGTGATATTAGAAAATCCTGTTGTACAAAATTTAACGACCTTTAAACCATTGGATATTAATGAAAATACACCGAACCCATTATTTGATGCGTTGAAAGAACCATTTATGGAAACAAGCGAAGAAGTAGTAAATGAGCCAGTGGTTGTACCACCACCCGCACCAGTATTAAATATTGAACCTCTGCCCGAACAAACAGCCAAACGAACTATTTCCATAAGTAGAAATAATGATTTAATCCGAATGGATTTTGAAGAATTGAAACAAGTATTACTCTCTCTTTTACCGCCGGGAGAACCTTTGAAGGAAGAATTCAATAACCCTATCAAAATACGAAAAGAAATTGTGCGATTACGTAAAATGAACACTCCAGTTATTCCTGTAGAAACTCCTATTGAACCGCCTATTCCTCCACCAGTAGATATTCTATCTGAAACAAT